TGGTAAAACTATAGAAAAAAAATCAGATAAGATTTACAAAAGCACAGTAATGATACGAGTCAAAAAAGTATCAGACGAATCTTAATTCTCCCCTATAACGAGTCGGTAATTTCTATCGGCTCGTCCTTTTACTTGTACCGCATAAGTAGAATCCAATAGTTCTTCACCAGCTAGTTCAAAATCTCTTTCTTCCATAGCTTCAAGCATCTTGGTGAATTTGCATAGTCTTTTGATCCCTAGATTGAAACACATATCTGCAAGAACTAATCTGACGTTATATGGCATGGACTCCCAAAAAGGTATGTTCCTATCAAGATCATTAAACACACCATCCATGTCATTCTTTAGCATTAACTCAGCTTCATCAATAGATACTCCATTGTCAGTCAGATTGCGACCAACACCAATCGTAGTTTTATCGCTAGTACATTGATAAGGTTTAAGTTCCATGCCTTCATTCTTGATAAGCATTTCTTTTAAATCATCAATAAGTTCTTTGGTTACACCTGTTTCCATTATGGTTTGTACGAATCTTTGACGTTTTCTTCTCGCATATTATTTCTTGCAACACCTCTATATTTTTCAAAACTTCTCATGCCTGATAAACCTAATAAAGATAATGTCAAAGTCATAAGACCTTCAGTATCAATATCAGGTGGCACAATATCAATGGTAAATGTCCACACCACCCAATTAAGGATCGGTGCTAAAAAATACGCCCATGCTAATCCCAATGCACATATCCACATGATTGCAGGTCTAGCACCTGCAACAAAAATAGAACCATGTTTTGCTTGTGCAAGATTTATCTCATTTTGTGATTTTTGCAGATCAATCATTTGTGATTTAATACTTGCTTCCAATTCCATACGCTTGGT